TCGTAGCAGTTTCTACGGGGTCTATTTCTCCAGTGGTTCTAAATTGTTCAGAGGCAGAGTAGGAACCTCCAATACCTGCTCCTATTCCAGCAGCCGCACGATACGTCTGCCCCGCTGGAAGTGCTATAGTAGGAGATGCAACAGCACCTAGTACTTTTCCTGTTGTTATTGCTCCCGTATCTTGCTTCATCATTTCTGGGCTGTAGTCTTGCATCAACTCTCTTTCACGAGCCCTTAAAATCATTTCTCTGCGTTCTTCTGGAGAGGCTTCATTAAACCCTTCTCCATATGCTTGTTCAGGAGATATGTAGGAAAATCCAGAAAAAGGAATAAACATAGAAGATTTAGAAAAATCAAAATCAAATCTTCCTAGTGGAAAATAAGACTCAAGAATATCTCCAAGGCTTGCTTCGGGAGTTAAAGTAGAATCCCATCCGTACTTTACTTGTTGATAAATTTCATCATGTTTTACTTTTCTAAGTTTAGTACCATTGTTTATTAACTCGTCTCCTACTTCTGCTCCGTCTCTTCTAAGTGCAGGATAGGTATCAATGTCTTCTTGAGTTATGACATAGCCCTCTTCTCGTCGGTCTCCTTCTTGTGAAAACACACGATTAAGTTTAGTACCATTTTCAGACAAAGTATCCCCAGGCAACGCCCCGTCTCTTTGTAAATTGGGGTTGCTAAGGATGTCTTGAGCGGTTATTGTGTATGCTTCGTCAGCCACTACTAACGCCCACCTACATAGTTAGCGGCTTCTGATTGTGTTCTTGTAGCAGGTGGTGGTGTTCCTCTACCTCCTTGAGTATCTGAAGGATTAGTATTACCAGTGGAAAAGTTTCTTATTGCTTGTTTTAAAGCATCTTCCAAACTTATAGTAGAATCACCACCCCGTCTTGCTTCATTAAAGATGTCTTTTGCTTGTTGACCGATACGAACTTTTACTTTTTGGTCTACTCCTCTTAAAAATCTTTTCACAGAGTCTGGAAGTAATTTTACAAAATCAGCATTATCCAAGGTAGATATCATAACTTGCGTTTCATCTTTATCTAAAGCATCAAAAGTAGGAAGTTCTTTTAAGTCCTTATTTATTTTTGCTATTCTTTTTTGAGCTACTTTAGAGTTTATATTGTCACGATTTTCAGTTAATCTGTTGCGTTCTTGCTCTAACTCAATTCTTTTACGTTCTGTTTGTTTTTTAAAATCAAAACGAGAATTATCTAATTCTAATCTAGCTCTGTTTATTACCTCTGTACTAGCATTTTTGCGTTTTAATTCGTTAAATCTTTGTTCAGCTAACTCTGCTGTTCGTTTTGATAAAAGGTAATCTCTATCTTGTTTAGTTCTCTTTGCATCTAATTGCATTCTTTGGAAACCAGTCCCATATTCTCTTTCGGCTTCCTTAAGAACTTCTTGAGCTTCTGCTTGATAACCCCTAGCTCTAAATTCTTTGGCTAATTTTCTGTATTCCTGTAAAGAAACTTTGCCGTCACCATCAATATCGGCATTGTTATACATAGCCAACAGGTCTTTACGATCCTTGTCTCTTTTAAGGGCCTCTTGCATCCTAGGGTCCATACGTACTTGACCCCCAAGAAGTCCAGTGAGTCCAGTACCTATACCGCTTATGGCCTCCTGCATACCCTGTCCCGCCATAGCACGGGCTCTTACTAAGGGGTTAGTAAAGCCAGCACCAGCGTCTCGAATACGCTTTTCTTGTTCCAACTGCATAAGCCTCTGGATTTCCCCAGCGGTGTTCATCGGTTTAGTTGCAAATAATCCATTAGCCATTTTTAAATTCCTCTTAAATTAAAAAGGTCCTTCCATATCAAACATTCCTATTTCTCCACCAGAATCTTGTTGTCCACTACCGCCACTGTCGCCACCGGCTCCAACATCGCCAAGATCATAATCGAATCCATAAATATTTTCCATTTCGGGAGCAACAGCTAAAGTATCTCTCATAGCTTCAGCTAAATCTGTTGTTTCTTTAACTCCTAATCCAAGCTGACCTGCTACTGCACCCGCTTCATTTCTAATTGCTCCCGTTCCAGTAGCATCAAATTCATTTATAGCCATTTCATTACTAGTATTGCCAAACATTACTTGACTTCCAAAAGATTTACCCGGAGAAGCAGCATCTAATATAGATTGAAACGGATTAAAATTAGGATTATCCGTTTGATAAAGTTCTTTGTTTTGATATAAATCATTAAACAATCCTGCTGAAATATGATTTATACTTTTAACTCCTGTTTCGGGGTCAGTAAATGATAAGTTTATTTGATAATTAGGGTCTTTTGAAGCAATATCTTCTATCATATTAGTATTATTAAGTTGACCATATTGCATTCCCATTCTTCCTGGCTCTATTGAATCCCATTCTGTTCGTCCAGAGTTAAGATCAAAATTTAAATTACCGTCTTTAGAAAGATCAAAGTCGTGATGCGCTCCTGCTCGTTGCGCTAATGATGCAAATAAACCTAAAATGGGAGCCCCTGGAATAACAGCACTAATAGCTGTTCCCAATACATTTGCAGCAGTTTGACCCATTTTTTTATTTTCGTCTAAAGTAGGGTCGTTTAAAATTGTAAGAGTTGGTGAAATTGGTCCAACCCTATCATCTATAGAAGGAGTAAAGTCAAAGTCAAATGGATTAGAAATACCACCACTAAGTAACCCACCAATTTTACTAAGACTATTATCTACGAAGTTTCCAAAACCCGAATATAAATTTGCGGCTCTGTCAAGAACAGAGTTTCCTGAGGTTTCTTGTGGAGCATTAGGAGCATTAAATTGATTAAGTTCTGCTGACGTAAAAGAAGGGTCTTCTGAAAAAAACAAACCTCCTAGTATATCTTTAAGATTCCCTGATGCCGCTGTAGTTATAGGAGAACCTTCTTCAAAGTCACCCTCCATTCCCCCTTCAACGTTAAGTCTTGGTCTGCGACGAGGTTGAAGAGGTACAACAGCCGTTTCACCTGTCTCAGTGTCCTTAACACTAATAACCCCTTGAGAAATTAAAAACTCCCTAAGAAAATCTGGAGTATTATCGTCTACAACTATAGCCATGTTACGTTCCTTGTGGACGTTGGTATCCAAAGTTCTTTGTTATGTATCCACCTGCTCCCATTAGACCAGAGGCCAGAGGATTACCAGTACCCTGGACTGCCGCAAGAAGTCCCTGAGAAGCTGCCTGAGAAGCAAGCCCAGAAGCCGCTACCTGTCCCAGAGTTCCTCCGATACCACGGCCTACATTAGCATACTGTAGCGGAATATCAAGAAGTCCAGTGGCCCTAGCCAGGTCTCCCGATTCACGTCCAAGAAGAGTATCAATTAACGCCTGAGCCCTGTTAAACCCAGCGGTCCTACGTTGCGCCTGAGAGGCTCCTATAGCCTCCTCCAGAGCCCTCTGCTCTTGTGCGCCCCCTGTACTGCCTAAGCGTCCTTGTGCTAACAGGCGGGTCTCTAAGTTCGTCCTCTGCCTATCCTCTTCCTCTTGGAAGTATGGTTGTTGTTGTTGGTAAAACAACTCTCCAGCAGCAAAGGGGTCCATCCCCGCATACTGTCCTGCTTGTTGACCAAACAAACCACTTCGCGTAAGGGCTCCTGAGTAGATGTTAGCAAGTTCAGGAGATAGGTTCATTAGGGCAGTTCGACTATCAGCATCAAACTGTGCCGTACCTCCAAGACCTCCTACCCCGTAAGGCTGTGCCTGTTCTACTGCTCCGGCAGTAGCGGCTTGAGTTGCGGCGGCTTGTTGTTGAGCAGCAGCTAAGGCATCCTTAGAAGCCTGTCGTTGCCCTAGATAACTAAGACCTCCACCAATTAAACTTCCTAAAAAATCTATCATGTTATCCTCTCTGTATTACCTAACTTTTCCTTTTTTCGCAAGGAGGTTTGATGTGATTAAACTTGAGTAGTTACCCTTGACTTCAAAAGTCATCTTAATTCTAAATGTTTTACCCGTTCTTGCTAAGGGTACTTTGTATTCTCTGGGACCAGACGTTGCTGCATAGGTAGCCTTGCCGTACAAAGAAGCCTGAGAACTTGAGGGACCAGCACCATAAAGGTAATTAACGGCATCACTGGTTAAGTTAAATGTTTTAGAGTACGCTGATCCATACTCGTAGTCTTTATATAGTTGGATAGTAGCAGCGGCCCCCTGTCCTCCGGTAACAGTAATTAATCCCGACTTAATTATCTTAGCAAACACTTGATCTCCAAAGTCTGACCAGGGTGTTTGAAATAACCAGCTATAGTCTGCATTAGTTGGAGTCCAACATTTTGATCCGTCCCAAGTTCCTCCCGCTGCTGTACATGCTGCTTCATTTCCAAAGCTGGCCGTTGAGTCCGTAAGAGTTACATCGTAGTATCCATCGTACTCCGCTAAAGAATCAGTCGTACCAAAATAAAGTTTACCATCAAAAGTGTACAAAGCAGACAAAGGCTCTAAGTTAAAGGTCCACGTTGTAATCCTAGGAAACTCCATCTTACCTACAGAAAAATCAAAAACGTAGGCCTTGTCATCATCGGGCATTAACGTAAGGATAAAACCTTCTTTCTGATAGTATACGCTTTTAATGTTTTCTACAGTAGCTTGAGTAAGTATACGAGTAAGGTCGTTACGAACTGTAGTGGACAGTCCCTCAACAGGAGCCCTACCGTCTGTTTGAGTAACACGCCTTATAGAAACTAGTCCCTCGTAACTTAGGAAGAACAGGTCCGCCCCTACGTACACTACATTGTCTCTACCTGCAAGTCCAACGTCTCGTATAATTTCCTCTAAAACCATTGTAGCGGGATTAATGGCCCCGCTGTAAATAACAATGTTTTGTTTTCCAAAGATAACCAGTTTGTTTTCCAAAGAAGCCAAGTGTATAATTTCATCATTACCCCATACAGTTTTAAGGTCTAATGCACCAGCGGCTCCTCCAGTTAATTTTTCTCCAATTAAGTTATCGGAGTAATATATTGTTCCTTTGGCCTCTGTAATACCACCATAAAATACTCTACCAAACTCACCCAAAGCACAGTTAGGGTCAAAGGTTGTTACTCCAGCAGGGGCGGCGTAGGCCCCTAAGTCATCTATGTCGTTCCAGTTAGTCCCATCGTAATTAATAACTTTATGTCCTGATTGTACTCCCCAAAACTCATTGTTAAAATTTACCCACTGCCAGTTGCTATCGCTAATAGTCTGAGGACTACCTGAAAAAGATTGTTCTACCAAAGTATCTGGAGCAGTAGCAGTGTTTAATTTTACAATTTTAGCCCCTGTACCGGCATAGTATTCTCTAGTTCTGTCTGCTTTAACAAACTCTCCTATGGATTTTATGGCTCCGGTAGTAACGGGTGTAGTAATTTGTT